TTTAGTACTATTCCTGTAGGAACTTTCCGCAATTATGTTCGGGCCAGTAACGGATTACAGTACATTATTAATCCCGAGGAAATGCAAGGGGTGAGTATTCCTATTAGTTACGTAAGTCGTACTGGACAAATAGAAACTATTACATTTGTTTGTGGAATTACAACTCCAGTTAGTAATGCTCAGGCTCGCGAAACAATTGCACAAATTAAACAACGTGCTCCTGCAAGATACTATACCCAAGATCGTATGGTGAACGGCGAGGACTACAACAATTTTCCATTTAGTTCATACAATTCAATTATAAAAAGCAAAGCATTAAATCGTGCAAGCATTGGAACAAGTCGTTATTTAGAACTAGTTGATGGCACAGGAAAATATGCTAGTACCAATTCGTTTGCCAGTGATGGAGCATTATGGGAAAGTAATAATTTACCAGCGTTTCAATTTACCTGGACAACAATTAACGAAATTTCTGATGTAATCACCAATCGTATTCAACCAGCCTTGTTAGCACAAGGTGCACAACAATTTTATTTCTGCAACACTAGACCCGGGGCTAACACCAATTATGTAAGGCCCGACCTTAGTATGCTAGGCGTTGGATGGCATCAAAGCACATCAATCACTGGAGAGACCACCGGATATTTTATGAATCTTTCCAATAATGCGCCAGTGGCAATTGGATCCTACGCATCAAACAACTTGAGATACGTAACTGTAAAATCATTGGTTAAATTTGTACCACCAACTGGTTATTTTTTCGACAAGGACAATCAACTGGTAGTTGGTAGCCCAACCAATCCAGATCAAAAAACAGTCATCTGGGCTAGCCCCACCGGTATCTACAATGATGGCACAAATCAAGGACTTGGTAACCTATCAAATGGTACCGGTCCTGTGGTGTTAAATGTTTTTGTTCCTACCGGTGCAATTGCTTCTGAAGTTATTGTGGTGTTTGAAACCGATTTTACTACAACATTGGAACAAAGTATTATTAGTCAAATTTCACTAAATCAAAATTTTGGGTTGGGGTATAACAATCTTACATCAACCTGGTACCTAATTACTGCCAACAATTTGGCCGTTGGGGCAGATTTTAATTTAACCTATGCCCAGGACACATCTGCAGCTAACTTAGACGCTAGTTGGTTTATACAAGTTACTACCAATGGTAGCAGTTACACTGTAGTTGTTCGTAATTTAGATTATTATTTTGGCAGTGTGCTCCAAAATAGATTTTTCTTCTACGGTAGCGAAAAAATCTATGACAGCCGTACAGGAACTGTCGTAAGCGATTTTGTAAATATATTAAAAACCAATAGCCAGCCCGATACCAATTTACCACTTCCTACAGATACACTAGTAAAAATTATTGGGCAACCAGTATTGAGTGATGGCCTTGTTGACGACTTTCAGGTACTAGTTGGATTTGAAGAATCCAACGGCGACGGCATTCCAGACAATCCAGATTTTTTCAGCACGATTGTAGCACCCACTGTTAATTCCAATCAAAAATATGTATTCCTACAACAAACTGTTGATTTTGATAATTTGCAAAGATATCTTCTTGTTGAATCTGGCGTTGTGGATAGCAACTACCCTACTCTTAGTGCCATTGAATTGATAAAATCTGAGTACGTGGTCGGTCAAGTATTTTACGCATATCAAGAGCAATTATTTTACAACACAGTTGTAAATTCAGCCGGACAATTAGTGGTGGTGCCCAATATAGAATTTATAGCCTATACCGGCCGACAAGATTTATACTTTCAATATCGGCACAACAGTCCATTAACAAACAGAATTGATCCTGGATCGACCAACATCATTGACGTATATGTTGTGACATTGGCTTATTATACCGCCTATCAAAATTGGATACAAGATTCAACCGGCACAGTTGCTAAACCACTGCCCCCAACCATTGACGAATTAACAACAAACTATGTTGGTTTGCAAAATTATAAAATGATCAGTGACAACATGATTCTTAATAGTGTTGAATTTCAACCTTTGTTTGGAAGCAAGGCAGACGAATCTTTGCGGGCGGTTGTAAAAGTAATTAAATCTTCTCAAAGTACCGCTAGCGTAAGTGAAATTAAAAATTTAGTTGTGGCAAACATGAATGCATATTTTAGTATTGACAAGTGGGATTTTGGCGATACATTTTACTTCTCAGAATTAGCTGCTTATATTCATTCGCAAATAGGAGACGTAGTGAGCTCAGTGGTATTAGTACCATTAAATCCGTCTAAGAGCTTTGGAGATTTATACGAAATACGATCGGCACCAAATCAAATTTTTGTTAACGGTGCCACGGTCAATGATATTGAAGTTATCACCGCTTTGACAAGCACCAATTTACAAACCGCACCCGGTAGTGGAGTAATTTAATGGCAACTCCGAGTACATCTGTAAGAACCGTAGATTTTTTACCAGAGATTTTTCAAACCCCGGTTAATAAACAGTTCTTAGGCGCCACACTTGATCAGTTGGTACAAGAGCCTTCATTTGTTAAAACACAAGGTTTTGTTGGGCGAAAAGTTGGCCCAGGCGTAAATCCCCAAGATCAATATATTATTGAGCCTACACAGAGTCGCAACGATTATCAATTAGAACCTGGAGTAATAAGTTTAGATCCAACAAATGTACAAACAATTGTTGATGCAATTACCTACCCTGGAATTAACGATGCGTTAAAATTACAAGGCGGCAATGTTGATAATGCCAGCAATTTGTACTCTAGCCAGTACTACACCTGGGATCCGTTTGTTGATTTTGATAAATTTGTAAATTATTCACAATACTATTGGTTGCCAAGTGGCCCTCTGGCTGTGAATGTTTTTGCAGAAACTATTCCGTTAAACGACACTTTTACTGTAACAAGAAATCCAGTAGCAAATTCCTATTCATTTACAAGCAGCACACGTTCCACAACTCAAGAGAATAATCCAATTATTGGATTAATACGCGGAGGAAATTATCAGTTTAATGTAGCGCAGACTTTTACAACTACTGTAAATTATCGAGTGACCAACAACGGCAATTCGTCGTATGTAATCAACCAACAACCCAATCCAACGCTAACCTTAGTTCGTGGCAATACATATATTTTTACACTAATTTTAGACGGAGTTCACCCATTCTATATTAAAACAATTGCATCTATGGGATCCGTCAATCAATATACAAATGGTGTCACTAATAATGGTGCTACCACTGGATTAGTTACATTTACTGTTCCGCAAGATGCTCCAGATACTCTGTACTATTGCAGTAGCCTTGATTTTAATTTGCAAGGTACTATAAATGTTGTTGATGCTACCCCCGGCGACGGTCCTAAATTTTGGATTCAAACTGATCCTGGTGTAAATGGAGAATTACCATATGCTCCTAACATTAGCGACCGAACTGTCTTGGGTGTTGACAATAATGGTATTGATCTTGGAACTGTAAATTTTAATGTTCCCCAGGCCACAGCACAAAATTTTTATTACAACTTGACTGAGTTTGGATCTGTAGATTTTGTAACTACTACATTACAGTTCGATCAGATTAACAATGTACCATTGACACAGTTTATTGAAACATATGGTGGCATTGATGGTATTAGAAACATTGATAATAAAACTTTAATATTTGCTACCACCACCAATGATGGATGGATCATTAATAGTTTGCCAGAAGGATTTGATTCCGATCCATTTGCGTATGCAGATCCCATTGTTGATCCAGCTGTTAGATACGGGGTGTGGAATATTAATATTATCGATGTAGATGGTGTTCCGTACATCGAATTGCAAAGTGTAAACACTATTGCAAATTTTGAAAAATTGTCAATACTGTTTGGAACCCAGTACGCCAATACACAATGGTATAAAAACTCGTCTGGCTATTTTGAAGCAGTACCATTATTAACAGCCACACTTAATACGCTGGTGTATCAAGATTCATCTGACCCATTGATGTTTGGTCAATTTGTAATACTTGATCCAGAAAATGCTAGTACATTGTTTATTTCTGACATTCTTGGAAAAACAAATTATACTAGTCCAAACGGAGTGGTATTCACAAACGGGCTAAAAGTACAATTCACCGGCTCGGTGTATCCGTCAAGTTATCAGAACAACAGTTACTATGTTGAAGGTGTTGGAACCAGTATTCAACTGTTGCCCGTGACCAATTTTGTTACCCCAGAAACATATACTCAAAGCGCGAGTGTGCCATACGACAGCACACCATATGATATTGGCAACTATGATGCAACTTTAAATGCACCGCTGGTTCCTGATTACCTAACAATTAATCGAGCAAGTCTAGATCTTAATGCGTGGACTCGTAGTAATCGTTGGTTCCATATAGATGTAATACGTGCTTCTGCATCTTACAATAATACTAACCCAATTATAGATAATGCGTTTAGAGCACGTCGCCCTATTTTAGAATTCCGCGCCGGAACAAATCTTTTTAATTTTGGCACCGAAGGAAAACAATCAATCAATGTAATTGATTTTTCTGTTACCGATGCGTTAAGCACTATTAACGGAAGCCTTGGCTATAGTATTGATGGGTATTCTTTAGTTGACGGAAGTCGTGTTATTTTTGCTGCAGATACAGACCCAACTGTACGAGATCAAATTTATGTTGTGCAGTTTATAACTCCGGACACTGTACCTCCATTGATTTCAGAACCTGTCATTAATCTTGTACCAGCATCCGATGCAACAGTGCTAGTAAATCAAACTGTAGTTTGCCTAACTGGAGATACCTTACAAGGCGAAAGTTTTTGGTACGATGGGGTGGCCTGGCATCAAGCACAAGAAAAAACCAATGTCAATCAACCGCCACTGTTTAACGTATACGATTCTGCCGGTATAAGTTTTGGTGACCGAACAAAATATTCAAGCAGTACATTTACTGGTTGTAAATTGTTCAGTTATGCAACTAGCAATCTTAGTCCCGATGCAGTGTTAGGATTTCCAGTACAGTATTTGAGTTTAGCAAATGTAGGAGATATTGTATTTGACAATAACTTATATACAGATACGTTCAACTACTTAGAAAACTCTACAGGCCAAACACAAAAAGTTAGCGATGGTTTTGTGCGTCAATATTCCAATCGCACTGATTACTCTAGCGAAATTGGTTGGCAAACCGCGATACTTCCCTCAGTACAAAGGCAACAATTTCAATTTTCATACGAC